AATGAGTAATGAATTAAAAGATATGTTAGAAAGAACTTCCTGGACATTTGTCGAGGCGTTCATAGGTGCGTTAACAGTTGCTCCTCTAGTTGGTGTAGATGCTGAAGTACTTCAGTTAGCTGCGTTAGCTGGTGGCGGTGCTGCACTTGCAGTAATTAAAACATATGCAAAGAAACAAATAACAATTAGTAAGTAATGAGAAAAGGTAAAAAATCAAAGAATCCAGATTTAAAGGATTTAAATTATACCCTTAAAGGTAGAGGTGATATGCATGCACTCGATAGAGTAGATAAATATACATCAAGAACACCACGTAAAAAACAACCTGGTATAAAAGATTACGTAAATGTTGCACATACTATGTTGCAGTTATCTGTTTTTGGAGGTTTAATAAAAGACCGACCAAAAGAACTTTTAGAACCATTAGTACCTGTATGGGAAGATAGAAACCGTGCTAACATTGGTACTAAGTTAAGTAAATGAAAAAAATATCTAAAGATATAATAGTTGGTGCTGGTTACTTAGGTCTTGGTAAACAAGAACTTAATAAACGTATGAAACAACATACTGCTATTAGAGATAAAGCTATTGCTTCACATACTAAAGCTTATAAAGAACAAAAGAGTATGGAAAAAATGATTGGTCAATTTGGACAAGACCCTGGTTTTCCTACTGATGCTGCGTATAGAACTGCAGATAAAGCTTACAGTAAACAAAAAGCACAGCTTAAAAAAGCTGCTGACTTTAATCGTAAGTTACAAAACTTTAAAGCTTTTAATAAATAATTAACTGACACCTGAATGTCTATCTAGATATCCTTCTAGTAGTTCTCTGTACGCTACCTTAGTACCCATAGACTGTCGTCCATCGTATATATCGTGATGCCACTTACACAATACAGCTGTATTATCTACATTATATTTGCGTGCTTTGTTGCCACCCATACCTATATCTTTTAAATGTGCTAGCTCTAACCATTTATTACTGTCACAATTTGCCCACTCACAGACGTTTCCAGCCCTTCTAAAGGCTTCTTCTCGTATCGGTGCTATATCACTCATCAATACTGTACATACTATATTTAAGTGTGATTTCTTCGTTAGCTTTAATAGGACGTAAAGGAAACAAATGATTAACATAAGTACCCTGCATACGTTTTACTTCGCAGTTAGGATTGTCGCTATGGTTTATGAATCCTCCTAAAGGTGTACGTATTACCTGTCCTTTGTCATCCATAAAGACATGCGTTACACCTATACTTGTTTCTAAATCACGTATAGCCCTGATAGTAAACAGACCTAGACCTTCTATCTTGCTAGGTTGTATAGTTAAATACTTAGGTAAGGGTCTGTATGTAGGTACATTATCCATATACTGTTAGGTATTTCCCTGAAGGCATGTCCCATGTTTGCATAATGTCGTTCCATCTAACTTTATTTTCTTTTGATGAACCCTCATATGCTACGTTTGATACCATCATAAACAGTTGCGTACTACATTTGCCATTGACTTTACCTATACTAGACTCAGCCATACCAAACAATTTGTCTATATAACGTAATGTATTTTGTGTAACTTCACCCATATCTTTAGCTGTCTTAGGTCTCATAGCAAACTCTATGTCTGGCATCTGCTCACCGTTAGCTACAGTTACACGTCTAGGACATAGCTTTGAGTTACGTATAGTTTTTATATCGTGTGATAATTTTACTTTTATATCAAGTGTTTCTCTATCTATAGTATATGATGCCCAGATAGGTACATCTTTATCTGTTAAACCTAGTAATCTTTTACCACCAAATTTATTTATAGTCTTAGCTAAATCTTTTTTACTCTGCTCCCAAGCTCTAAACTTTTCTCTATCACTTAGGTCTGTTGTTGCATCTCTAGCTTCTTTAGATGCAAATGCTTTAAATGTATTGCCCATAGTTATTCCTCCTCTAATCCTTCAAGATGAAAATTGTAATCTTTTACAAACTTTTCCATCAAGTATCTTAATGTTATTGTGTCTGGTGCTACGTTAAATGTATCACTGCCACATGCTTTACTAAATTGTTGCGCCCATACTTTCATGTATCTAGGGTGATTAAATATATTTAGTTTGTCTATATTAATTTTTTTATTCATCAAACATTTCCTTGTTAACTTCGTGTTCTAAATCATCTATACAACTAGGACAATATTTTATTTCGTCCCAAGTTGTAACATAACTTTTATTACAAAGTTCACATGTTAGATTTAATAAATTGTCTATATCTTTTTTGTGTTTCGTTAGTATTTTTTCGTATTGTCTATACATCATAGTTTCCTCCCCAACAATGTTTACTTGAGTTCCAGTGATGCCATCCATCATTGTAGATAAGCCAAGCTGCGTAACGTGTAGCAACTTCTGGATTTGTTCTCTTACCTATTATACTAAGCTTTTGTTTTAACCAAGACCAAGTGTTGTCATTAAATTGCCAGAGTCCAACGTCACTCGTACCGTCAGTGTTTTGTCCCACAACTGTAGGTCGTCCACTACTTTCGCAGAAGATAACCTTTGCAGCACGAACAACGTCTTCATCTTTAAAATAACTTTGTATTGTGGGTAACCATTGTTCTACACTGTACACCATATACTGTGTTTCTCGGCACTCACGATACGCAGTAAATTCAGCAGGTGTCGGTGCTGTTACCCACAGACACGCTGCTAAAATATATTCTATCATTAGCTAATGGTAGTTCTCGTAGGTACTTTAGTGCAGTAGTAACTGACTAAGCCCTTTGTTTTTGTTTTAAGTGTTGTAATTTCATAACCTTCTTGTCGTAGGTTAAAGAGTATTCCGCCAAATCTATGGCAATATAACTCTCTTACAAACTCCCAGTTAGTTATAGGGTCTGAGTTTTGAAACTCCTCTAACGCCCATGCAACTAATTGTGTTTTACTTTTTACATATGCGGGTACAAGTGTACCTCTAAATGCACTAGGTATCATAATTATCCTTTCTTTAGTATGGTGTTGGTAAGTCATCGCCAGCATTGTTTGGTGCTGTCTCGACTTCCCCATCTAAGTTCCACTCTTTAGGTAGGTCTGAGTTATCAAGCCACCAAGACTTACGCCATTTACCACTATGTCCTCCGCATATTACAGGGTCATTAGTGCTGCAGGTAAAGTCTGGACTTTTCTCTGACCGTTTACTGTTACGGTTATCGTACACCATTTGTTTACAGAAAGGACATGTAAGGTCATCTCTGTATTTGTTTTGTTTTTCCATCTTTTTAACTACGCTTCCTAGCATGTCACCAGCTGGTTGTACACCTGGCTCTGTACTATCTTTTACTTCAAGTCCTACTGCACCTAGCTTTTCTTCTATTGACATCATATCAAAAGATTCTTGCGTAACAACAGTAGGCATATCAACAAGTTTTTCTATGTAAACAAAATACATATCTAACTGTTCATCTGTCCATGTTGTTTTATCTGCAGGTAACTTCTTTAATTGTGCATACTGATTTGCAGAACCAAGTATCTTGTTAAGAGTCTCTGGTGATTCTACATTAGCAGTAATACCTTGCACTGTTTCTGCTATAAACTGTACATCTTGACTCATGCTTCAGTACCTAAGATACTGTCCATGATTGCAGCAGCTGCAGCTTTATCTTCTTTAGACATTTTGTTTTCTTTTAAACGCATATCTACTTTGGTAACTTCTACCATAGCATCTTTGTCTGCTTGCTCTTGTGTGTAACCATCAGGTGCAATAGATGTAGCTTCTTCTTCTGTCTGTTTACTACCAGACCATAGCTCTACACCTAGACCGAACCGCATACACGCACGTTTAAATGCATCAGACTCTGCGTCTTTAAGGTTGTTACCGTCATTAAACTTAGCATTGCCAAGCTTAAAGGTATCAACATCTCCGAAGCCATCGTAACTACCCATACCTTCTATGGTTATAGTACCTTTAGCACCGACTATTCTTTTCTCTCCGTTGTGTGTACCGTATACAGGTTTACACTTCCAGGAGTATGTTACACCACTATCACGTAGTCTTTCTACATAATTAGCGTGTGGTACATAGTCCCCGAACTTACCAGCAGGTGCTTTTTTTACTAGCTCCTGTGGAAATGGGGATAACAAGTCAACGTTATTATTCATAACTGTCCTTTCTTTTACTACTTTCTGCCGAAAGCATAAGCCCGAGGCAGAAAGAAGTTTCTATTCTTCTTCTGTATTCAAGTCTACTAGCTTCGCAATGTTAGTTATACCACGTTCAAGAGGTATTAACTTTACGTCACCTTGGTCATTAGTAAGTATAACTTGCGGTCTATCACCTAGACCAGAGTATTCTATACTCGTTAACTTCCATTTAGACTTCACAATTAAGATAGCCATATACTTATTATACTCATGCATCTTCTAAATTTACAAGGTATTCAGCAGTTACGCCTTGACCTGGCTTAGCAAACAACAAGTACTGGCATGGTCTACCCATACTAGCAAGCTGTTCTTGTGCATAAGTGTTGTAGCTTTCAGTACTACCATTAACCCACAAGCGTATGTCATTAACGTACATTGTTGTAGGTGTATGAAAGTGTCCAGCTATAGCGTAATCAAAGTCAGGCATTAACTTAGCTGCTGCTAATGCTTTCCAACCTAATAGTTTCTTACCAAAACCATACCATGGAAATCCACCATGACCTCTTACATTGTCACCATGCCATACAAAGAACCTACATTTTTTACCAAGGTCTGCAATACCAAACCAATGTTCGTCTCCTGTAGGTATCTGCCATGTTATACGTTTCTCATTGTCATATATCATTGACATAATTTTGCCTAGCATTCTATCGCTATTACTGTCTGGGTGATAATCTTTTCTAGCTCTACCACCTAAGCTACCATGATTGCCTATTACCCATGTAACATCTACTTCCTCAAAATTAGCAAGTAATATGTCAAAGAACTTTGTCAAGATTCTAGGACCATCTACTGTCACTTGGTTGTATAGACTCGCATCTATTAAGTGTGATTGACCTGGGAAGATTAGTTCACCTTCGACTATGTCACCAGCAACTAACACAGCACACTTCTTTACTGTGTGTGCATGTCGTTGCAAGTTTGTCAAGGTTACAATCTTATTAGCGTATTCAATGACACGTGCCTCTGCTACCTCTGTGCTATAATCTGGTGTTACTTTTGCAAGTTGTACATCAGACAATATAGCAACAGCTATTTCTTCAGTTTTATTTTTCTTAGAAATTGTAGGCTTAGGTATCTTAGGCTTATCCCACGTCCGTAAGTTGGTATGTACTGCCTCTAATAAAGCTTCAATTAAATCTGCTTTTTTATTCTTAGCTTTATCTAGTTGTTTTAATAAACGTAGGTTATCTGCTTTAAGTTGCTGTATCTTAGTTGACTCAGCTTCAGCAAGTAATTCATCTATGTCTATCTTTTTTTTATTCGGCATTTTCTACCAGATTTGTAAAGTGATTCCTAACTGCAGATTCACTTATCTTAATACCATACTGTTCACGTAATAATCTGTGTACTACGTATGGTTTTAATTGACGACCAGCAAGTACTCTCTGTTCACAACCTTCCCAAAAGGGCATGGCTTCTTCTGTGATTCTGTTAGTAATCTTGCTTACTTTACCTGTTTCTGCTTCCTGAAGAAGCTTATCTATATCATTCATAGTATTCATTATACTCACAGTATTGTATTTAAGTATGTATTTAATTTCGTGACTCCCTCCACGACATCCCTCACTGTTTCGCGTGCCATGGATAGGCACACTCACAGCTCGGTTTGTCTTAGGAACCGTCACTAATTTTGGGTAAGTGAAGGAGTGTTCACTATAGGTTGATTGTTGACATCATTGAATACCTTGTTCGTAGTTCTCCTACGACTCTAGTCTCCTTCTAATAAAGGTTTAACAGAGAGAAAGGAGGTCTCTGCACCCTTGCGGGTTGACCTTATATCCTTACCACTCTATCACATGTTCAATTTAAGTCCATGTTCCTTTACTTCTTCTATGTCTTTAAGATTTATAATATTGTATTTCTTAACTAACTTATTTACATCAGCCATTAAATTAAAGCCAGATGTATCACCATGCGCACCAAACACATGCATGTCTGATACCCATATTCTTCTAGCTGGTTGTGTACCTAGCCACTCTAAAGCTGGACCGTCTACAACATTACCAAAACCTGAATGTCTATCTAAATACTTTTCAGTTACACGTTTACCATTCTTAGCAATGATACGTAAGTTACCTATGTCACCAGTACCATTGTACATAGCAATAGTAACTGCAGGTAATAGCTGCATAATTTCTAAGATATCTTGACCATCAAATGACATAGAACCTGAAGCATCAATAAGTATTGTGCCACCAAGTGCTGTCATTTTTTGTTTGAATATCTTTTTATCTATACAGTATCTACTAATATATTTTGGATTGTAACCAAAGTCAGATGGTCTGTATGCTCTACCATTTTTAAGTCTACCTTGCAAATTAACAGACAAAGGTGGTTTATGTGTAAACATTTCACCCCATTGACCTGTACCTTGACTACTGTTATACAACATTTCAGCTATATCGTTTCTTGTACGTTGTTGTAAAGAACCACCACCTAACTCATTAGATTCTTGAGCTTCACCTTCACCTTCATCCATACCAGGTGCGGTATGTTTTGGTTTAGGTTTGTACACTTCATCATGCTCAGGTTCATCTCTGAACATATCTAATATTAGACTTAATTGTTCTGCATACTTTTGTACTTTACGATAGCTAATTGTCTGACCGTAACCATGATTAGTAATACTTTGAAAGAATCTAGTGATAGTTCTTTCTGCATAAATAATCTGTTGTTTACGGTAATCAGTAACTGTATCATCATCTCTTATCATGGCAAAACAAGATGACATTACAACCCATTCATCATTGTATTTATAACTAGCATACCTACGGTTAGTATCATTGTCTGGTACTTTCCATTTGCTAGCTAAACCCATAAGTATTATTTCTGCAATACCTGATTCATAAACTAACTTCATAGTTTTTTGTTGTAATGTACCTAAACATTGTGATGGCTCAGATAACGCAAGTTTGTTCTCGTATAAAAGATGGTTAACTCTAACTTCTTCTAGTACATGAACAGCTTCTGCACGTACACCAGGCTTTAGCTTACCCATAGTTTTAGGACTCCACTTGGCATGACCAAGTTCATGTCTACGTATCATACGACTATGATTGATACCACATTCCGAACACTCTCTGTCGAGTGGAACTGTCATCTGTCTGTTGAGATTATCTGTAGAACCTTCGGGACTATTGTTAATAGTACCTACTACTTCCCACTTCTCACCAGTAACAATTTCTGGATATGGATAAGCTTTGCTGTTAGGCACGAGCTAATGTAACAGCATCTATTAATTCTTCTGCTTTGTCTGCAAAGATTAACTTAGCTGCTTGTTCAGGTGTGAAACCTTTACCTTGTAGTGCAAAGAACTCTGTCCATGCACGTACTGAAATACGTTCCTCATCATCTTCTACCATTGTTGTGTCATTGATTACACCGTGCCACTCATCTGGAAACTGTTCCATTGCTTTAGGGTGTATACTGTCAACATATATTTTTACAGGGAATCTATCTTTTAACGCTAGTGGCAATGACTCAGGTGGACTGTTCGTAGTAGCTACGACTTGAAAGCCTTCAGCTGGACGTACTGTCTCCTTAGTATCATTGTTCAATGTCAACATTGCTATGTCTTGGTCATCAAGAATAGCGTGTAGAAATGTCATAGCATCTGGTGAAGCATGGTCTATCTCGTTGATAACCAATCTACCACCATTACGCCATGCTTGAATAGCAATACCATCATGCCATTCAAAGCCACCGTCTTTAGCAGGCTTATAGAAACCTTCTAAGTTAGCAGCTGCCGTATCTTCTGTCATAGTAATCTGATAAACATTAGCTTTACCGTCCATATCTAATGGAGTGCTTTGCTTAACAGCACTGTATGTTTTACCTGTACCTGGTGGACCGTATAGTAATGTTCTACGTGTCTTACCTAGCACAGATGATATCATCTTCCAACAATCATTGTTGCTCATAGTATCTCCTCTTTATAGTTAGGGACAAACCGACAATATATATCTATCTGTCCAGTTTTATTTCTTCTTTGTTGTATCTCAAACTTACCTTTGTCTGATAAGTGTGCAATATTACGCTGAGTCATAGACTCAATGTTTGCTTTAACACCACTAATCCACTTGTCTTTAGTAGATATAATGAACCATTGTTCTGGTGATGATAAAAGTATTCTTACTTTGTCATCTGTTAATAGACTAGGTTGTTTACCTTTTCTATTTAGATATGGTTCAGGTGGTGTAGCAGCTTGCATTCCTTCAGGCATCATTGTCTTGCTCCTTTAGGAAGTCTTCTGCATCATCGCCAATATGTGTAGCATGATGCATAACATTATCAACAGTCATGTCAATAAGTTTATCTTCGTCATCTACTCTATTAGCTTGAATAGATGTTGGTTGCATAGCTAACCAATTTTGAAATAACCCAATCTCTACTGCTTGCTCATATATATCTTCTATATCTTGTCGCGTATATGTATCTTTCTCTAGATACATTGGATTACTATTAATGTAATCAGCCATAGTTTCTGCACGTGCATGAGTTACTATTTCCATGCCACGATTAACAGCATTAATTAAACTATCTGCCCATACTTCAACACGATATATCATATGTCTACCGTCATTGTCGTCTGGTATAAACGTTTTGTCATTAACACTGTCATCAGCCATATAGTTAGCAACAATATAATACTTATGCATATCGCGCTTTCTACTGGACAATCCTATTACTTCCATTATATTTCCTTTCTTTTATAGTCGACTTCTCTCGAACCTCTTGGCAGAGAGAGAAGGAGACATGACTGAGTGGTATGTCGTAGGGCAACGATGTAACTCAGTCACACTCCAATAGCTACGTACGTGTAGCTTGTAACACACCTTCATAGTTTCTTCGCCTAAGCTACTACTTACTATTACTACTATGTGCTACAAGCTACTCACAGAATCACTTGCGTGACTTTGGGCTATGCTGTGAATAGCTAGCGTTAGTTAATCTACTAGACTTGATAGTCCTGATATGCTAAACATACTTGGTTTATAAGATTTAAATTCTATATCACCATCGTTGTCTACATTACTTACCATCATATCTATCTGTGCAATAGCGTCTTCCATTGTTACGTCACCATTAAAGGTAAAGTCAACTGATAATATATTCTCATCACGCCTTGCGTTACTATCTACATATTTGTATGTCATAGTTTCTCCTTATTATTTTTGTGCTATATACATAGATATAAATAAAAACGCTATTGGAATTATTACACCTACTAACATAACTTCTGTTGTTAATTCACTCATTATCTACCAAATTGTTTAATCATATTTACAAATGAGTTAGTATGTTCTTGTTCTACCATACCAAAGTTTTCTATTGGATAATCTGTTCGGTGTGGTTCGGGTAAATCATACTCAAACTCATCAAGAAACTTATTAACTATCTCTACTTTATATGTCTCTGCTATGTGTTGTAATAATAAAAATGGTTCACCCCATGCAGTTTGAAATGTAAGAACAATACTTTTATCGTCTTTACTTATTATTTCAGTGTCTCTGTCACCCCATTTAGTACCCCAGTTAAGATACTGCCAGTCAATAGAGTTAGTACATTTATATTTTTCTTTTAACTCATCAAGTTTCATATCTAATACTGGACGTCTAGTACCGTCATCATCTTCATACCAATTTCTATATCTAACATCATCAATAGTTATTGAACCACTATGTATATCTGTTAATTCTGAAGGTGTTGGCATTGTATTAGCTAAATAAAATACACCTTCGTTAATAGTTATATCATCATATAATTCATCTAAACTATTTTTATCTCCTGTAATTACTGCGTTATTTGTTACCCAATTAGGCATTATTCCTCCTCGTTTATAGTTTCTTTATTGATTTGATATAAGAATGCCTCAAGTATCATTGCACTGTGTGAACGTAACTCATCACGCACTCTATCATTTTTACTCCAGTTAAGTAAGTCTCTTATTAACCATAAGATTATCCTCGTTAACTGTTTGTTGTTTAATAATTGTAATTTTTCTATAGCTTTATCCATTGTATCCTTTCTTAGACAGCTTCGTGCTGAACCCGTGAGAGCGAAGCACGAAGTCTATCTTATCTTTTAATTAAAAGGGTGAATCTTCAAAGATAAACTTTGACGCTGTTATATTTAATGCGTCTAAGTCACTTGCTATCTTTGCGTCAACTAATCCCTCATGGTATGCAGTTATTGCATTTTCAATCATCGTGTTTAGTTTATTAATTTCTGCAGCATTTAATATAGGTTTGATTATATCTAATGCATTTTTAATTTCGATTATGTTATCCATAATATTCCTTTCATAGTGTTATCTAGTATACATACATGCCTGACTTAACAGACATGTATATAATATTTATCTTGAGCAATTACATATATGATTATGTACTTTGTTTATACAATAACTCATCTGAATGCCAATCGCATTTGTGTTAACTTACTTAATGGTCTACGAGATACTTCCCATAGGTCTTGTCCATTCATATATGCTTGGTTAGCACAGTCAACGTAATGAATGTTAAGTGGATACTTAATTAGTTCTCCACTACTATCTCGTTTCGTACCTGGTTTATAGTATGCATCTTTATGAAAGATTATAGGGTACGTACATACTCTACATATTTTCTTAGTTTTAAATTTAGTCATAACTTAATTCCTTTCTATTGACTAATTACTTTATAGTAAGAACATATTATTTCTTTACGCCTCTTTCTGCGATATGTTCTATAGTATCTACCAAAGGGGTTGATAGATACTAACAACATATAGTTGTTTAGAAGTTAGCTTCTTCAGCTTCCATAACCTCTACTTCTACAACCTCAGCTACATTAACTTCGGTCTTAGGACCTTTGTAATATAGTGATGTTGGGCTTTGGTTATGTAACTCGAGCAGTTGCTTTTCAGCATCGTATTTTTGTTGTAACAAAGCCGCAACTGTTGGCTCTGTTTTATCTAAGTGTAACCACATAGTGTTAGTAGTTTTCTTAGTTTTGCTGTATCTAGGCATAGCTGGTTGTAATCTATCCTCAAATGGTAGTTCTTTACCAGTTACGCCACATATAGGTGTTACCCATTCTCTTGTAGTTGCCATAATAATAACCTCCTTTTATTATTGTTAATTTGTTATTTATAGCTGATATATACATTTTATATATATCTAGAGTCTTTCTGACCCCGTGGGTCGGAAGAAAGACTTTGAGATATATACAACTCATATGTTCATTATGTGACAAACCTCGCAATAGATAACGCTATTTTTATTTGGGTGGTCATTAGAACAAGTGTATTTATTAGGCATAGTATCTCCTTAACATAATATAGAATCAGACGTTCTGACTCTATGAGTCGGAAGAACGTCTTATGCTTTAGTGTGTAGTTATATATAGATTACATATCCTTACAAGGGAACTTAAAGTAACCATATATCTCTTTAAATTAAAGCATCTAGTATTCATACCTTCTGACTCTGTGAGTCGGAAGAAGGTATGTATACAAGAAGATATATTTTTCTATAAGCTTCTGTAATTATGTACCTATTACAAGTGTATGACTAGCATATGTCAATCTTAGGTCTTACTATATAGTACGTATGTCTAGAAATATATGCTGGTAATTCAGAAGAAACCCTGTCCGTATGGGCGTTAGCGGGCATTAGGGGTAAATGTTTGACTTAACATGTTTTAGTGTCCTTGGGTACTGCCTTTGTCTTTCTAGTGTACTGTCTTGCCAGTCAGCAGCTTTCCGCATCCCGATTGCAACTTCACCTGTAACAAAATACTTGTGTTAAGTGTTTGTAATATTTAGAACTATAACATATAATTCTCACTATACAAACATCTAATGAAAGATAGTGAAATATGGTAGATACTACCAATAATGTAATCTGCATAGCAGAGGGCTGTCGAAAGAAACTTAAGGGCAAGCAACGCAAATTTTGCTCTCCTACTTGCCAAAAACGACAGTTTGCTAGAGACAAATACTATAACAAAGAAGATGACATAAAACCTATCAATATAGATAGAAAATCAGACGATGGCGACTATGCTAGTGTTAGAAGGGGTCAGTATTATCGAGCTTTCGTAAGCGAAGGAATAGCTGACCAAGTTGCAACAGGCGACATGACGGTAGCTGACGCAGCTTCCATGCTAGGTTGCACGTCTGCTACTGTCTCTCGCATGCTCGCTGCCTACAAGATAGACAGTAGAAATGAGATAGCTGCAGAAGATTGGGAGTTATCAGAGGATGCCAAAGACGCATTAGAAAATTTCGCTACCTTCCGACAAAAATACTTCCGAACCGAACTAGGTAAACAGTATGACACCGCGCCTTTTCATACTAACTGGATAAATAACATTATAGATAGTATAGAAAACGGTAAAGAGTTACTTATCTTAAGCCCCCCTAGACATGGAAAGACAGAACTGTTAATACATTTTGCTGTGTATCAGATATGTAAGAATCCAAACACACGTATCATGTGGGTAGGTGGGAACGAAGATATAGCTAAGAATGCCCTTAGCGCAGTCCTAGACGTGCTTGACACGAACGAAGAACTCAGAGAGGCATATTGTATGCCAGGAACATCTTTTAAGCCAGATAACCGCTCTGGTAAGAACTGGACGCAGAATCAGTTTACTGTAGGTACTCGTACAGTTGCAGGTATTAAATAACCAACAATGGTAGCTGTAGGTAAAGGTGGAAAGATTCTATCACGTGACTGTGACATAATTATTGCTGATGACATTGAAGACCACCAAACTACTATGCAACCTGGTGCAAGAGAAAGTACTAGACAATGGTGGACTACAACATTATCAAGTCGTAAAGAGGAACACACAGCTGTAATTGTTATTGGGTCAAGACAACACCCTGATGATTTATATAACCATCTTTTAGAATCAGATAACTTTACAAGCATTGTAGAAACTGCACATAAGCTAGATTGTGCAATACCTGAACACTTACAAGAAGAACACATTGACTGTATGTTATGGGCAAACAAAAGAACGTTTAAGTGGTTAATGTCTAGGTTGCACTCTGCTGAATCTACAGGTGGTAGGCAGACATTTGAGATGGTGTACTTTAATCAAGCATACGTAGAAGGTACGCAAATATTTACTATGAATGTTATTGACCAATGTATGCGACCTGACTTAGTACTAGGACAAGTATATAAAAACTTATACTTAGTAGCTGGACTTGACCCTGCATCGTCAGGGTATCAAGCATCAGTACTATGGGGTATAGACCAATACCGTGGTGAGTTATATCTAGTTGACCTAGAAAACAGAAGAGGTGGAGGTATTAGAGCTGCCTTAGACCAAATGGCTGAGTGGGCGCATCAATACGATTGTAGACATTGGATAGTAGAAGAAAACGGTTTCCAAACAGCTATACGTCAAGATGCTGCAATAAAAGAATTTACACTACGTAGTGGTATAACAGTACAAGGACACTTGACTGGTAAAAACAAACACGACCCACTATATGGTGTAGGTGCTATGGCAGATTTGTTCGAAGACAAGAGAATACATCTACCTACTGGTGATGGGGAAAGTAGTGCAAAAGTACAGAAATTTAGACAACAACTGTTATACTTTGATGGAAAACCTGTTTCCAAAAGAAACAAAGAGAAAACTGATATAGTTATGGCTAGTTGGTTTCCGATGAAAGTTTTTAGGCGTATGCAAAAAGAACATACTGCTGACATGGGATTAGACTATAATCCTAGTTATGGAGATTACAAGATGACCGATACAAATGAGGCACCATGGGCATAGAAAACCTAGACACAAAAACATATCAAGAGATTGTTAAAAACGCTGCAGAACTTACTGCAGGAAAATTAGTACAAGAACGTCAAGTTCAGAAAGCTAGAATAAAAGCAATCCTTAATGGTGGTGCAGATGGTATTAAAGCATTACTAGGTAACACAATGGAAACCTCTGATGCTGACTTGTTACCAGCTCCTAACATGTTGCAGTCTGGTATTGACCGACTTGCACAAAAGATTTCAGGTATACCTCAAGTACGAGTAGATGTACCTAATGATAATGATTCTGATAGAAGTAAAATACGTGCAGAAAAACTAGAACGTATTGTTTCTAACTATGATGAGAAGCAAGGGTTACTTGCACAGTTGCAACAAGCAGCTAGGTGGTTACCTGGTTATGGTTACTGTGCTTGGGTAATAACAACAAAAAAAGATGTCAATGGTTTCTTTTATCCATCAGCAGAACTTAGAGACCCTTACGATACATTCCCAGGAAACTTTGGACCTGACCAACAACCAAGAGAAATGGCTGTTATTAGACGTGTGCCTAGATATAAACTTGCACAAATCTATCCTGAGTTTGCTGCAGAAATACTTAAACAAGATGATGACGATACAGATTCACAAGTGGATACTGCTACACCGTTTATGTCTTATGAAAATAACAGAGAACAGGGTTGGGAAGATAACACATACTCTGGTGTAAGAATTATTGAATACTATGACATGGGTGGTACTTATGTAGTATTCCCAGAACGTAATATGATTCTTGACTTTATACCAAACGTATTATCTACACCACCGTTTGTGTTTATGAAGAAAGTTTCTTTTGACCAACTTAAAGGTCAATACGACCACGTAATAGGTTTGATGGCAATGATGGCAAAGATAAACATTATGTCAGCAATCGCTATGGAAGATAGCGTATTTACAGAAACCAACATATCAGGAGAGATAGAATCTGGACAATACAGAAAAGGTAGATTTGCAGTAAATTATCTAGCTCCAGGTACGCAGGTTTCTAAACCAATGAATAACATACCGTATCAGTTATTCCAACAAATAGATAGATTGGAACGACAGTTACGTATGGTTGGTGGTTACCCAGTTACTGATGACTCACAGTCACCTAACTCTTTTGTTACTGGTGCAGGGTTATCAGAATTAAATAGCACAATGTCTTTAATGATTAGTGAATACAGAGATGTCATTAAAACAGCTGTAACGCAAATGGATGCTAAGAGATTAGAGATGGATGTAGTTTTATCTTACTCACAAGGTGTATCCAAAAAACCTATGGCTGGTTACTTTAATGGTTCAGCATTCGCAGAAAATTACAAGCCACTTGCAGATATAGGTGGAGACTTTAGAACAAGACGTATCTATGGTGTTATGGCTGGATTCGATGAACCACAAAAAATTGTAACTGGTTTGCAATTACTACAAGCTGGTGTTATAGACGTAGAGACATTACAAGATAACATTGACGGTTTAGAGAATATAGCTAAGGTACAAGAACGTATTAGAAAAAATAAAGCAGAAGGTGTATTGTTTGACAGTATTCTAGCTAGGTCTGCACAGGGAGATGCACAAGCAACAATGGCTGCTATAGCTATTTATGAGTATCCTTCTGGCATTACTGAAATAATGAAGCAATTTTATACTCCACAAGAACCACAGATGTCTCCTGAAGAAGAAGCTATGATACAACAACAGATGATGCAACAACAGATGGGTGGACAAAATGTACCAACAATGGCTCAAGCATTTGGAATGTAAAGTGCAAGAATATTTTGATACAGAGTTTTGGGATTTAGTGTATGAAACATACGGTGTAGAAGATGAATTAGATATTTTATCTGAATCAGTTACACAAATCATACAACCAATAGAAGGCATAATAATTTTAATTACAAAGGATTTTACTAATGGCAAAGAATCGTAGAGGCGGATATAGACAACCAAGTAAACCAGCTGCTGTAGCTACACCACAGGGTGGGCAAAGAACAGATGGCGGACCTGGTAGTTCTAAGCAACCTTTAAGAAGACTGCCTGATGCTGATTATGGAGCAAACAAAGCTTTTGTTCAACAACAACAAGCCGCTCCCCTACCAGTTCAACAGGGTATTCCTACTGCACCTAACGTATTTGCACCTACTGAAAGACCTGGAGAACCAGCAACACAAGGATTGCCGATAGGGGATGGGGCAGGACCACAACAACAGATGGCTGATAACACAGATGCAATATTACAAGCCTTGTATCAAATCAACCCTACACCAACATTATTAGAGATTATCAATAATAGGAACATTTAACAGTGTTACTAGGAGATAGGAATGAGTATTATGATGTACTCAATGCAAGAAGACAACTAGATTTACAAGCGTTGCAATATGGTTCTATGTTTAAAGAAGACCCAGAAGCAATACTTAATAACTTAGAAAAATACCCTACTGAATTAGATACAGGCACTGCATTAGGACTAAGTATTTTAGGTATACCCCCTGAATTTCAAGCTGTAGCTGATATAGCTCAGGAAAGTAAAACAAGTAAAATATATAACGAAGCTAAGTTATGGAAACAATTACAACAAGAATTTCAATATGACCATGTAGAAGACAATATGAAGATGTCTTTTGGTGATTTATTAACAGGCGGCTTTATGCCAGGTGGAGCTAAACCAGGTGATGTGCAATACGGTGTATGGGCATTTGCTGCTTTAGATGCTTTTTTTCAAACAGTAGGACCTTCAGGTAAATGGTCTGTACTAGCAAGTGCTACAAACGCTTTATCACCAGGTCAACCTATGAAAGTAGGTAGGTCACAAGCATATCTTAGAGATTTACGCGAATACGATAAACTATTAGAAAAAGGTTATACCTCACAAAAAGCACAAGATATGTTGCAAATAGACCTTAGTGGTACTCAAGTACAAGGTTTAGGACAAGAACTAGGTACGCTCGAAGAATTAAAACAACAAATAGATATGGTACAAGAAGCACACAAGATGGGTGGAGAACCTGTACTTGCTGCTATGTTTAGAGCTGTAGCTAATGGAGAACCGTTAAACTTTGATAGAGCTACTAAAATTACATTAGAATCTGTTAAAGCAGAAAAAACACCTTATTATGTAAAACTTACTAATGAGTACGGTATGTCTCCTGATGAAGCTAGAGACTTTATTTACAAAAACATAGGTACTCCTTTAGCAGGACAGTATGATGCACAAACAGGTGAAAGTAGATATGCTTTTAATGAAGATGGTGAAATAAGTTACACATCCTCTTACAATCCAAACAAAGTAAATTTTTATGCTGGTAGAGCTAGACAAAGATTTTTCTGGGCTGGACAGTCACAACAAGATTATTACAGACCTGAATGGGCAGATAGAGATTTATTACTTGAATACTCACCAGGTAGAGTAACTGCAGCAGAAGTGTTTGCACCAGGTTCTAAATCATTTGATATACTATCTGGTTTAACTGATGCTGGTTATCAGCTTGTACCAGAATTATTTGCTGGTAAAGGTGTTAAAGGTGCTAAGAACTTACAAAAAGGTCTACGTAGAGTAAATCCTTTAATGGAAGCAATAGACCAAGGTACTGTTACAAAAGGTAAAGGTAGTCTTAGAAAAGTTAAATTAGATTCTAAAAGTTTAGCTGATAATGTATTAGATGAAGTAGGTCCAATTATTGATGGAGCTACAGGAGATGGTAATCTAAGTAAAGTTACAGATAGTGTTGGTAGATTAATTACTAATAAAAATACAGTAAAAGATACAAAACAAACAAAAAAAGCTTTTAGGAAACTTAAAAAAGAAAATTCGTTATTTGGTAGAGTTCCTAAATTTTATCAAACAACAAAACAAGAGATACTAAATCAACCTACAAACGTAGAGTTCTTTAAAGCTATAGCTGATGAAGATAATTTATATTTATTAAATACAAATCCAATTACAAAACATCTACCTGCACAAGTTAAATCAGATTTAACAAATATAGATGATTGGCAAAATGTACAAAACGTATTTGACCAAATGATTTCTACTGGATACAACATTATTAATGATGTAGGACAAAATGTACCTTATACTCTTCCTGGCAAGATACTACCAAAGACAGGTTCTCTAACTATAAATAAATTTTTACAATCATCTGGTATAAATCCTACTGCTTCATATAGAACATTTGGTAGCTGGGCAGGAGAAAAATCTAGAAAAGTTAGACAAAGTGTATTTCCTGTAAGACGTAAAAGCAAAAACCCACAAAAACTTGTAGAAGTAGGTCGAGAAGCTGTAATAGACACAATGGATTCTGTTGCAGATAAAGCAAGTGTACTTGCTAAGTTAGAAAATGTTACACCTGATTATGCCTTAGAAGCTATGGGTAAATTAGATTTACCTAAGTTTGAAAAATATTTAGGTTTTAGTTCTAACTTTAACTCAAGTTACAATCCTTATTACAGAAAGTTATTAGGAGTAGTACCTGACATGGGTATTCCTCTAAATAATTTAAACGTAGGATTAAAACAATTAACATCTCATTTACAAATTAACGGATACGATGTTGAATCTGGTAACAAAATATTAAAAGAATTTATGGAAATTAATCCATTAGATAAAACTGCTTATAGAGATTTTGCATTTAACCAAGCATCAAGAGATTTAAAGCTAGTAAGAGCTAAAGGTGGTAACTCAGAATATATAGCAGACCACGCAGCAGAAATGTTTGAAGGGTTAAAGAAAATGAAAATATATTCCACTGATAAAGACAAAAACATTCTTCCTAACATAGGTTCTAATTACCGTGGACATGAAATAAATGAATTAGGAAATGCTGTAGACGATATTGGTGAAGTTGTAACTACTATGAGTGGTTCATTATTTAGTGAAATGCAAGATAATATTGCTCCTTTAATGGACTATAGACTTATAGAACGTGCAGTAGGACCACTATTTAAAGCATATCCAGATAATCAGTTTAAAGCTACATCAATACTTACTGATACTAAAAAGTATGCAAAGTATAAAACACAGCATTTTAGTTGGAACAAAGCTGATGACGCTATACCTAATCCTTTTGATGATGGAATACTAAATGTTAAAAGATTAGAAAATAACTTTGTAAGCAATCTTATGTCTTTTTACACAAGAAATTTATTTAAACCTTTAGTTCTTATGAGAGCTGCTTTCTTTACACGTGTGTTTATGGAAGAACAAGCACGTATAGCAGTTAAAGGATTATCTAGTGTTTACAATAGACCATACGAATACTTTCAATGGTTAGCTGCACATAATCCAAACTCACGTGCAGGTAGAATGTTAGAAAAATTACCTTTTACAAAATACAAAGCAGCACAATATAATCCTGATGCTGTAGATTTTTTAATGCAAGAAGAAGTTATTGAAGCAATGCAAAAGACTATGCGCTATGAAGACATAGCTGGTGGTGCAAATAAATCTAAAAATAATAAATACATTGAATATAAAGGTGTAAGTACTGGTGAACTTACTGAACCACAAATAGTTGAGTCAGTTTATCACGAACTAAGATTACTTAGAGGAGACCCTATGGGACAGGCTGTAGCTAAATTTGGTTACGGTAGTGATGAGTTAACAGCATGGTTAGCTACACCTGCAGGTAAAGAAGCTAGATTACAATTTATTAGATATAAAGGACGTAAAGCTGCAAATTTTATTGATGAAAAATCTAAAGATTTAGACCAACACTTACAATATTTAGAATCTCGTATTCGTGTTATTTCAGGTGGTTCTTTTCAAAAAGGTAAAGATGCGCGTATAAATAACAAAACAAGAAAATATACTTACAATATAACAACAACAGACCTTGGTAATCAATCTATACGTAACATGATTGCTGATGGACAGCTTGTTAAATACGGTAAGACAGGTTCAAACAAAAAAGATATAGTTGAATTTTTTAGTAATGAAGATGTATTTCTACGACAATTTAAAAAATCTAAAGTAACTGATGAGTTAGCTAAATATTATAACAAAACAGATGGTATTGACCCAGGTACTCTTACTCAAATAGTAGATAAAGCAGAACAGATGACACCACAAAATTTCTTAGGACAAGTAGAAGATATGATGAACAATGGTTATCAAGCTATATTTGACAGATTAATGACTAAACCAATAGGTTACTTAAACAGGTCTACAACATTTAAACAATTTAGATGGATGTATATACAAGATAGATTTGAAGACTTTAGTAAACCGTTACGTAAACAATTTATTAATGAAGCTAAAGAAGCTGGTGTACCTAAAGATATTATAGATGAAATGGTTGGATTAGATAAGTTATTTAAACCTGGACAAATATCTAATTATGAAGTTATGAATACAGAAAGTAAAGCATATGCTTTATCAGGTGTTAAAGAATTACTTTATGATACAAAACAAAGACATACTGTATCAGATAAGTTAGTGAACATATTTCCTTTTATTGAAGTATGGTTTGAAGTATTCCAAACATGGGGACAATTACTGGGAGAAAATCCATATGTACTAAGAAAAGCACACTTAGGTGTCAGAGGTGGTGGAGCTGCAGATGCATTAGGTAGTAGTTCTGAAGACGGGTTTATATCTCCTGACCCTATGAGTCCAGAAAGAGATGTATTTGTAATGCCTTTTGGTGGCTTTATGTCTAACTTAATATTTGATGATGAGTTAACTGATGGAGAACAGAATGTACAAATATCTCCTAGAAGTCAAGTACAAGGAGTTAACTTACTTGCACAAGGATTTGTACCTGGACCTAACTCTATGGTTGCTTTTGGTATGGCTAGAGTCTTACCTAGAGTAGAAGATGCTTCAACAAAACTAGGAGCTAAGTATGGATGGGCAAATGAATTTGAAAAGTTTTTCTTTGGTGCATTTCCTCCACCAGATGAAGTAAGCGACATATTTGCAGCATCACCTGTATATAAAAAAGGTAGAGCTATGTTAATGGACCCTGATAAATTTGATTACATAACAGACAACAGTACTGAAATAGAACAAATGCGTGCTAAAAAAACTATTGATATATACCGTTGGGGTGTATCTGCTGGTGAATCAAAAAGACTTTATGAAGCAGGTAAGTTAGATAAGTATATGGACAAGTTATATCCTAACATGGCTAAAGGTAATCTTAATGAAGGTCAAATAGATAATCTTTATTTAGAGTACGCAAAAGAAAAATCAGGTACGTTGTTTGCTTTCGAGTTTATATATCAATTCTTCGGACCTACTGGATTTAAACCTGAGTTCTTTGTTGAAGACAATCAAGGTCATTTGTGGGGTCAAGCTACTTTATATGAAGAATACATACGCATTAGAGAAGAAAATGCTGGTAATGATATAGCTACTTACAATGAGTTCTTTGAAACATATGGTATAGAACATCCTTATATGTTAAGCCCTAGGTCTAAATCAGAAACAGGTAAACAAGCTACAAGTGTTAGAGTACAAAACTTTCAAAGAAACAACCCTGAAATCTTTAATAACTTAAAGATAAGTGGTTATTACTTAAACATAGACAATCCTTATGAAGAAAAGAATTGGAATGATATAGTTGCAGAAAAAAGTCTTTTAAGTCCTGACCAATATCGTAGAGCAGTTAATGATACTTTAGGTTTCTTTAGATATAAAACATATTCTAAAAAAATAGATGAGTTGGAATCATTAACTTCTGTGCAAAAAACTATATTTAAACGTGCATTTAGAAATGAATTAAAACTAGCATTACCAGGATTTCAAAGCGAAGAATACGGTATTACTAACCCACCTACATCTAAAGACATATTTGCAGAAATGAAAGCAGAATGGTTAACTAATCCAGCAGTATTACAGACTGATGCAGGTAAAGGTTTTGCTGAAATTATGAACTCATGGGCGTATGCTTCTACATTATCAGCTGGTTATTCAACATCAGGTAATGAAGACTGGTGGTTAACATCAGATGATGCAAGAGCTAAAGCTTTAAGAATTTATGTGTATAATGACGCTAACAGAATTATTAAACAATATCCTGAGTTTTGGGGTGTATGGACAGGAGTTATGTTAAAGTTATATAGAGACGACCAAGAAGTATTGGATTATTTTCCTCAAGGATAACTATGGATAAAATTAAAGCATTATGGAAAAAATTTGAACTAGAGTTTGAAGCAACAGGTGAAAAAAGAAATGCTTCTGCTAAAGAAAAGTTGCGTAATTTTAAAGAATTTCTTAAAGATAATTTAATAGGACCAGCTGAAACAAGACAAGGTGCTGCAGATTATCTTAAAGAATCAGTCGGTGTTGCAGAAGACGACTTTGTTTCTTGGTGGAATACTGATGTTGCAACTAGCGAAGAATCTAAAATTATCAAAGCAGACGTAGAAGATTTATATAAACCAAGTAAAGTAGAGTTTCAACAACAAGTTCCGCAAGAAGTATCAGGTAAAATATCTGACCCTGAGATGTTACAAAACTTTGATACATATGGTATTCCATCAGATTCTTTTAGTAAATTTAGTACATTGTGGGGAGTTAATCCTAAAGAAGAAACTGTTTTTGAATGGATAGCAAATAATCCAGAAGAAGGACCTGCTGCACAATCTTACTTAAACTTAATGACTGGTGAAACAATACTTAGACCTAAGTATACCGATAAGGGTGAAGCAGTAATTATAAATGGTGAACATGCAATGATGCCTTTTGCTGGTCACTTTGGTGGAACTAAAGTACAAGATGTAATAGATAGCTATGCTTCAACACAAGATATACAACAGTTTCAAAACTTTATGACAAATAGCGGTATAGTTCCAGATAATTATTTTGCTGAAAGTCAGGGAGAATACTCAGAAAAACTACGTGCATCAATAAAATATGTAATGAATTGGTTAGATAAAAATAGACATGTAGTTCCTGGTACAGAAACATATGATGTAATTATGGATAGTGACCCAGTTTACTTTTCTGATTCACAGATAACTTACGAAGGGTTTGATTATCACAGAAATCTTTTTAAGTATGCTTTAGAAGAAATGGCTAAAGAAGCATCTATTACAGAAGATATAGATGAAGCTGAAGTTGCTAAACAATTAGCTAAAGAGTTTATACCACCTAGTCAAAATGCATTAGAAGATATGGTTGATTCATACTTTGAAAGTAAATTAGGTAGAGGTGCTACAGAAGAAGAGTTAGACGAATGGTCAACTAAATTTGCTGATAGTTACTCTATTGCTTTTGGACAAGCTAGAGCTAAAGCAAAACAATACGAAGATTATAACTTTATGGTAAGTCAACCAGAATATTTAGAGATGGATAGTCAAAGAGAACAGTTGGCTAAAGATTATGGAGCTGATAAGTTTATTGATTTATCTGCATTCTCTACTGATAGACCTGAAGAAATCATGGCACAACAAGTTGAAGACGAGTTTGGTAAACAAATTAGTGCTGTAGAACAGGGTCGTAAAGTTAGAACTATGCAGAACGATATGATAACTTACATGTTTGGAGGATAATGGCTGAAGATTCAATACCCGCATATATAACAGAAACTGGAAAAGAAGATAGAGATTTACGTTCTGGTAGGTCTACTACAACAAGTGCTAGAGAAATAGATAACGCACCAAAGTTTACTGATTGGGCATCTAAAAAATACACTCAAATTCCAGGTAGTGAGATTATTAAAAATTATAATATTAATAATTTTAAATCATCTTACAACAAAGCAATAACTCTTGATATTGACCCTGAACAAAAGTATTGGTTTCATAGAGATAAACAAAAAATAGGTGGACTTGCTAATGCAAACTTTGAAAAGTATCTTGTATCTGAAATGGAAAATACAAAAATAGCACAAGGTGTAGATACTATAGCAGAAAACATAGGTGCTAAAAATAATTTATTAGATGATACTGCTAAAGCATATAATATTAATCCTAAAGTTCTTGGAGGTTTTATTGCTAGAGGTGGAGCTGCATGGCTAGACCCTGTTACTGAAGTTGTAGAAGTAGCTTTAGGAAAAATAGGTTTAGGAGGACTTGCTGCTAAATGGATGAAAGGCGAAATGTATGCACTAGCAGCTTCAGCAATAGCAGGATTAGCTGTGGCTGGTACTGATTATGCAGGTAAACAAATGGCTAATACAGCAGGTAGAGCTGTTATGGATATGTATATTCCTGGATATGAAGAGTCTGTAGAAAAAGTAGAACCAGAACTTATAGATTCTTTAATTGAAGGAGCAGATGTTTTTGCTACTTTACAGCAATATACACCCGCTACAATGATTTTTGATGCTTCAAAAGAAGTAGTAGATACTGGTAAAGATTATCTGAAGACAGGAATGTCATCTGTCTTAGGGGCATTTAAAGGAGAATAATGGACGAACCTACAATAGATACTATAAATGGAATGAAAACTGGATTTGATTACAGTAATTTTGAAGGAGATTACGAAGGTCAAGAGATTATCTATGTTACTGGCGAGGGTTATAAGCTTGCAATAGACATGGGTAGCTATACATACGTATTAGATTTACCAGAAGATTATTTATTAAGCGACATATCTAACTCTCCTAAAAGAGATAAAGGAGACCATTCGGATGATGTTGAAGCTAAAGCAAGAATAGATGCAGGAATTAGAGCAGACATTTCACAAGACAGTTTTAATAGTGGATTCTTAGGAAGTGATGTTTTAATTAGTGTACCTGTTTCTGCTGTAGATTTACCTGAAGGTGCTAATGCAGTAGACATTGCAACAAACTTTGCACAATCAGTTAAACGAAATAGAAAGCGTATTACATCTAAGTTACTTAACAATGATAAGTATATTGGTTTATTAACTTCTGAACTAATAGCTACAGGTGGAGATATGAAAACAGCTACATCTAACATATTAGAAACAGATGCTTATGGAGCTATTCTTAAAGAGTTAGGTGTAACACAAAATCAAATTGATTCAGAAAGAATGGAGTTTACAGACCCTGAGCAGTTTGAAAAGAATTACAATACTTATTACAATTTATTTAGTAGAACAGCCGAAAGTCAATATGGTTCTGAGTTACCTGATACAGTAGTAGATTACTTAGCGACTATGACAAATAAAGGTTGGTTTAGTCAACAAGAAGCTCTTACACAACTTAATGGTATCTTTGACCCGTACGCTAACATCATCATGGATAATGGCGTTATTAACGCGCTAGAGGGTATCACAGTAGAAACAACTAAGATTGGCGAACAAGAAGTACAAGAACTTATGGACAAGTATCTACCTGCACATTTACATTTAAGTGCAGAAGATATACGTAAAAAAGCTGGAGATATACGTAACAATGCTTCAGCAAAAGAAGCTTTTATTAATGAACTTAAAAAAGAAAGGTATCAGTTCTATGACATGTATGATGAAAACATTGCATGGTCAACTATTGTATCTTCTAAACAACAAATGGCTAAAGGTGTACTAGGACAAGACTTAAAACCTGATGACGCATTATTAGATAAACTTGTAAGAATGAATGATGTATCTAAAGAGTTAGAAGAGTTACGTAGTTATGGATTAAATACTGGTAATCAAAAAGTTAAAAATGATTTAGTATCTGCAATGTC